ACCTGCTGCGTCTTATGACACATTGGAGCTTCAAAGTACTAAGTTTATGATTGAGCTCACTGGCCAATTACATGCTAAGTCCCCTTTCAATTTCCAGGAGTCTGGTGGGAACATGTTGTTGTATGGATCTCATAACCAGGAGAGGCGCCATTTAAGGTCGAGGTGTAACACTAGCATTATATCTGATGCCGTTGATAGTATCATGGGTAGGCCCCGTGAGCATGGACCGCCTATGAACTATTCAAATTACAAGCCATGGAATTTAGATGCCAAAGGCATGCTTGCTGTCAAGCAGATACCCTACGACTTGTTGAAGCCAGCCTTCAACGATTATTTGGATGACGTCAAGAATATAGTAGAGTCTCAACCCGATAGGGTTGGACTCATATCTCCACTAGTGCGCGAGGCAGTCTTGTCCGGCGTTGATGGTTGCCTTGGTATTGATTGTATAGACTTGAGGACCAGTGCGGGTTGGCCCTATAACACACCTAAGATTCGGTTGGTTGAGATAGACACTGTTAAGTACCCGGGCATCACCAGGGTTGTATTACCCACAGCCGAGATACAGGAGGAGATCGACACTGTTGAAGAGCAGTATCGTTTAGGTTATAGGTGTCATTTGGCCTTTAGGGTATCCCTTAAGGACGAGGCTACCAAGTTGGGCAAGGAGAAGGTTAGGACCATAGCTGGCGCCCCTTTCGCCATGTTATACTTGTGCAGGAAATATTTCCTGCCAGTAGCTAAATTTATAAGGGAGAACGCCGTAGAGTTCGAGACTGCTGTGGGTGTAGTGGCCCAGGGACCTGAATGGGACGAGTTAGCTAAGTCTTTGAATCGCTTTGAGGGTGGTCGTAAGGTTGCAGGCGATTACGGGGCTTTTGACACTTCCATGAGTTGCATGGTGACGTATTTGGCTTTTTCGGTCATGATATACGTCGCCGAGGTAGCTGGTTATACCCCCAGCGACATTCAAGTTATGTGGTCTATTGCAACTGAGATATGTAACCCATTGTATGAGTTTAACGGCGAGTTTATGAAGGCTAACG